ATAATTGATGCCAACCAGCAGCGCGTTTTTTTTCTTGTTTATTTTCAATGTGGGTGGTATATATTTTTTTATAATCGCAATATTCTTGTTCGTATTATCTAATAATATTTTCGCATTTGTATTGTAATTCGCTGTTAAATTGTTTATTTGAATTCGTTTGATGTGTAACGGCATTCTACCTTTTTGTATGTTGGCTACGTTTGCTACATAAATGGAATATAAACGGCTTACGTTTGTTCTATACGCGTTTATCAGGGCGTTCACTCTATTTTGTCTATAAGTAATCAATTCTGCGCTCATATATATTATGAAATTATATTTTTTTCATAATATGTGTAGGGTAGTATGAAATAATATATAAGACAACAATACTTTATTGTCTGCGTTCATATATCTTCTCTCTTAATTCACTATAATATTTGAACCTATCTACGGGTAATTCATTCTCAAATAGTTTGCAATTTCCAGTGGCAATGTTTTCAACCCATTTTTTGTCTATACCTGAAGACGGATTTTGTTGAATAATAGTATTATATATTCTAATAGTTTTCCATCCTTCTAACACTTTTTCAAAAATAAAAATAACTTCATCTGGTGTTGCCTTGCGCTTACTACTTCGTTTTACTTCTCTTCTCGCCTGTTTTTGTTTATTATATTCCTCTTTATTTTGGTTCATAGTAAAGTATTATATTATTTCTTTGTAACGTTTAACTAATTCCATAAAATGAATATATTGTTCATGTGGAACTTCGTTTTCATATAGAATTCTTTTGTTGTTTTTAATATTTCTTTTGATATTTTTCACGATATCAATAGTTAATGTATTTGGTATAGCATTCTTATTTCTCTCTTCAGTTAAATAATCAAGTATATTCATCGGTTTCCAACCCTCTACAAATTTCTCAACCGCAATTATTATTTCATTTGGTTGGATTTTTCTTTTGGATAAATTTACTTCTTCTCGTGTTAAAGATGTGATTTCATGTCTCTCTTCATCTCTGCATGAAACAATACCATTTTTTATTCTTGTTATAGTATGTCTAGGTAACCCCATACTTTGTTGAATTTCTATATTTTTATGACCCAATTGAAGAAGTTCGCGAACCTTTTTTATTATTTCGTCAGAAACACCATTTTTCGAATCACGAATAGATAAAGACATTTTCTTTTTGTGTTCTTCTGTAAAAGTCTTTCCAAAATTATGATTACCTTCTCCTTTCATTTTTTCAGATTTTTCTTTATAAATTTGCTTTAATTTAATTTGATTACAAACATTATGTTTGAGTTTTCTCAAACGGATAGTTTCTAAATAGCCATCTTTACCTGTTTCATTTTGATTCAAGTCTGTGAAATTCTCTATTTTATGTTTTTCTTCATTGCAAATCTTATACATTTGGGTTTTTATTAATAGGTCTTCAGTTTCCAAATATGTTACAAATGCTATGGCCTGATTATATTTTATAATTAAATGGTCTTTTACTAATTGAATAAATTTTAAACAATCTAATTTATTGTAAATAATAATTTCATGACTATATACCTTTCCAAATTGCAAATATTTTTGAATTTCATATAAAATTAATGGATGATTTTTTTGCGACATTTTTATTGATACACGATCAAAATTTTTATCAATAAATACACATCCTTCTGCATCAAATAATCCAGAAATATATTCAATGTTTAATCTTGATAAATTATTTTTATTCAAAATGTATTTTTCATTACATTGTGAACAAAGTAAATGTAATTCTTCTTTTGATTCGGTTTTGTTAGGCAAATTAGTAATTTTATTAAATTCATACAAACAACGATATTGTTGTTCTTTAATTATAAAAGAATTATGTAAATATTCTAGTAATACTTGATATTCATTACTTCGTATTAATAAATTATATTGATTTCTAATATTGTATTTATGAAAATATTCATTATTTATATCCATTATATTTTCGGTTTTATCATTTCTATTGGTTGAAGACGTAATGCTTCCGCCAAAATGATAACGAAGTATTTGTAAAATATTTGTTCTGCATTGAGTTAGTGTAAACCCTGATTGATAACCATCTGAAATTTTTCTTATAAAAATGCAGCCATCACCATCTATAACACCTGCAATGTAAGAAGGATGTGGAGGAAATGCCTTGAATCTTAGCATTTGTTCTTCGTTGTCTTTTTCGATATCACTTGTCATAGTATATTGTATTATACACACGTTTATTTAAGTAATTTATTTCAATTTTAATATTATAAATTATACTATTAAATAGGCTCAAATTTATGGCAACTTAATGTTCCGCCGTTGCCATCACTCAATGTCTCTAAACAATCTTCGCAATATAATCCACTAATATATACGCTACAGAACAATTGTGTGTCCCCACCATTTGCATCACATTCATTACAATGTTTTCGGCTCATGTATTCTTCATGTTTTTTACGTTGTATCATCTTTTTATGTTTTTGCTTTGCATTAGATTCTTCATTTGTTGAATACGGATTTTTTTCAGTGTATTCCCACAACCAAATGGGTGGTTTGTATATCCAGAAATCTTTGATTTTATTTTTTTGTGGATTCGCTTTATGATGTAGTCCTAATTTATCACACAAAGTATGCAGTTGTTTTCTAGTATTTTTATTCAAATCTTTTAGAAGAAGCGTTTTATCATCTTCTTGTATGATGCAGTATGTTTTTTCGTATGACTCAATTCGTCCTATTTCTTCGCCCCTTGCAAACCTTTTCAAAATAGGATAAAATACATTTTTTATAAATTCGGCGTGTTTTTGTTCCCAATCGTTCCATATCATATCATAATAGGGGGATGGCGGCATTACACCCTTGTCTGCATCTGCTTGAAGATGCCAGTTTAATCTTATTGCATCACCTGAAATACGTTGTAATGTGTTATTATTGATATATTCACTCATATTTTTACTAATCGTATCCATATTCATTATGTTATTTTACGTGATTAAGCATGTAAAATAATTCAATTTTATTATAATGATTCAACACAGCACTTCAATTTACTACCAATTGTTCTAAAATAGTATTGTTATACATTACATTTTTATCCACAGCATTGGCTAATGTTTTGGTCCAGTAGACGTGTCCATAGTATCTACACGTCTTTATATTGTTTTACATACTAAATACTATTATTTGGTGGTGTCACTAGTAATTACAGCATCTTTTTTGCTTTAATAATTAAAAAGCGATTATTTTAATTATTATGACCGCATTTGGTATCATTCTTTGCTCCCGAAGGTTCAGGAGCAAAGATTGTGGTTGTTTGTTCACCCAAATCGATGAATAAAATATTTGCTTTCCCGTCTGGGAAAGCAAATATGTATGTTTATTTTCTTTTGTTATAAAAAAAGCAACTAATTACCATATTATATAGATAATTGCTTTGCCAAATTGCAAAGCAATTGTTTTAATTCTTAATATTATTTGATGGTGTCCATAGTATGGACAGCATCTTTTTTGCTTTAATAATTAAAAAGCGATTATTTTAATTATTATATATTTTTTTGTAAAATAAAAAACAAAAAGACACGATATATGGTCTTAATTGCTGTACGCCAAACCGCCCCGGCTGGCTCTTACTAGCTTTCACTAATAAGCTGGACTATTCCTTAAGTCATCACTGAAAGTTGCTAGCTTTCTCAGACCCATTCCATTATAGTCTCTGAACCTTCTTCTTATGCTTGCGTTGGCGCACTTAGAAGCTTGGCTGCAGATTGTCCAATCCTTTTCGTTATCACTATGCCCTAGGTCATTACCCCGGGTATTTGCTGTATTTTCACACAACAAAGTAGTAGAAAAGGCTCTCAGGATGTTCCTGCAATTTAGAAATGTTGCCTCCCGCTGACTGAATAGTCAGAAAGAGACTAGCTGGTTATATAATGCAAAATGTTCAGTTTTGCATATTTGCTTTACACTGATTACCCATACTAGGAAGCAAATATCTAGTATGGCAGCCAACTGTTTGGGACAGGCGAGTATATATGACAATATACTATCAAAAGGAATCCCAGACATAATTCTCAACACGTTATAGTTGGTGGCATAAACACGCACCTTGGCAGTCTTGGTGCCCTCAACAGTTGCGTTGGAGAGGACAAGTTGAAGGGTGGCATTGTCAATGCGGGAGAAGTTGCAAGTGCCCGTGGGTTGATGTTCCTCAGGGCGGAGAGCAAAGGAGTACACGTTAATACCTTCATCAGGGTTGCGGGTGTGGCTCTGGTAAGGTTGAACCCAAGAGAAGTAGGTTCCTTCACGCTCAGAGAAGCGGTCCTGTCCGTTGAGCTGCAACTTGGCAGTGACAACGGGGTTCTGTCCCCAGCAGTGCATGTCAAGGGAGGTCTCAGTAAGCACGAAGGTGCCGGCATCAGAGACAGAGGAGTTGACATGGGTGTTAGAGCCAATGGTGGTGACACCGGTGGTGGTGTTGGTGGTAAGGGTGGGACCACCAAGGTTGGGCTCATTGTAGGGATTACCAGGTCCGTGCCAGTATCCAGTGAATCCAATAGAAGCAGCATCCATGGCACCGGCAGTCTCAAAGAGACCCTCGCTATCAATGAAGGCGTGTTGGCCGATGAGGGAGCCGGTGTTAGCAGCATAGGCAACAGATTCAGGTCCACCGAAGGCATGGACGGCATTGGGAAGGGCGTCAATGGCATCAGTGTAGTTGAAGGGTTGGGCACCAAGAACCTTGAAGAGGAGGGCATCGCAAACAAGGGAAGAGCAGTAGTCAACGTTCTGATCAGGCTGGACAACCCAAATCAACTCCTTGACGGGGTGGTTGAAGTTGAGCTTGATCTTGTTGGAGGAAGAACCGACAGATTCATCACCAGTGAATTGGAGCTGGGTGATGAGGTATTCGTGGGGGTTCTGTGCCATTCTGCGGCGTTCATCAGTATCCAAGAAGACATAGTCAACGTAGAGGGAAGCAGCAACCAAGGACTGGTTGTAGGCAATGGAGGCCGGGACGGGCTTGCCAGGGGCAGATTGGCCGGATTGTCCAGAAAAGGGGACAGTGTTGCAGTTCAAGGTAGTGACAGCCCACAAGCACTCATCAATGGGACGAATATCAAGGTTAATCTTGACTTCGTGGTATTGAAGAGCAATCAAGGGGAGGGCAAGGCCAGGGTTGGTGCAAAACCAGAATTGAAGAGGAACATAAAGGGTGGTCTCAGGAAGAGCGTTGCGGGGAGCGCAAACCTGACGAGGAGCTTGAGAGTCGCAAGGACCATCAACATCCGCGAAGGAGGGATCAGTGATGAAGGTAAGTTGGGTGGTGTTACCGATCATCTTGAAGTATCCGCGTTGTTGCTCAGCAGTCATGGTGAGTTGGTTCCAGATGTGCATCCAGTCACCATATTGGCGGTCGATGCGTTGACCACCAATCTCAACCTCAACTTGAGCGATGAGCTGTTCTCCGGGGAAATCCAACCAACGGGCATAAACGCCGGTTGCGCCAGCAGCGCTGGAGTAAGCACCGACACCCATCAACTGGTTGATCTCGGGAAGAGTCACCTGAAGATAAGTGCGGTAAGCAAGATCACCATTACGGCTGATCGTGCATTGGACACGACGACCGAAATCGGCTTGTCCGTTGAAAGTTTGCTCAATAGATTCAATAGCAAAGTTGGTGTAACGTCTGTAGGTGACCTTCCAGAAGGTAATCTGAGGGTTGCCAGTAAGATATACGTCTTGTGCGCCGTAAGCGACTAGTTGCATGAGTCCGCCTCCCATTTTATAATATGGCTAAAGAAAAAAATTTTTTGAAATTTAATTTAATTCAATATAATTTAATTAAATTCGACTAAAATAAATGTGTACTAAAAATAATCACACACCAGTTATAATTATGACATGAGAACCTTATTGATGTCCATGTTAGATTTCATAAATTTCTGTAAGTAGGAATCTAAAAATATTTCCTTTTTTCCCTCGTGATGTTTTGAGAAAACATATGCTTCATTTTTTTTAGTCACCGACCAACCTTCTTGTAAAGCATTGTAAATGAATGACATTTTTTGAAAAGTCACAATATCTATATTAAGTTGTTTATCATCTATGTTTATAACTAAATCCATTAATAAAAATAAAGAAAAGTTAAATAATATTTGAACATATAGTGCACCTACTATTAGAATAAATGTTATTCTAAAATTAGAAATTAAAAAGTATTGCACTCATCTATAAAGAGAAATGTCAAACGGATTCAAACCTAAAACCACAAAAAAAATTAAAATAAACAAGAGAAGTACCATAACTTTGGATGGAAAACACAGAGAATATCTAAATGATTTCATTAAAGATGAAAATGATACTATTCCAGAATTGAAAGCAGAACGGGATACTTTGAATCAAAAACTACTAGATACAACTACCCCACTCACTATTGAAGAACAATTAGATATCAAAGACCGCCTAAAAGAAATCAATAAAATAATTAAAGGTTGTCACAATAAAAAAAAGGAATATTTATTAGATAATTCTAAATATATATTTGATTACTTTGAAAACAAGAAAAATATTTCTAAAGGTGATGATATTATACCCACTTCTAAAAATAAATTGGTGGATAACTTTTTTAAAATTAACAATGAAACAAAGGCCACCAATACTATCAGTAATCATAGCATAGTGCAAAAATATTTGAGCAATATTGATGACACATTTATTGATGTCGGCCTATATGTGCAGCCGTGCGATATATGTCAGTATTGCCATATTGGAGAATTAATTCCATTAGAAGACGATGGTGTGCTTATATGCAACAAATGTTCCAGACATATTCCATACTTGGTCGAGAATGAAAAGCCGTCTTATAAAGAGCCGCCTAAAGAAGTCTGTTTTTATGCTTATAAAAGGATTAATCATTTCAAGGAAATCATTGCGCAATTTCAAGGCAAGGAGACGACGCAGATACCACCGGAAGTCATTGAAAACATCAAGCTTCAAATTAAAAAGGAGCGTATCACGATTGAGCAAATCACAAATAATAAGACCAAGGAAATACTGAAAAAGCTGGGCTATAATAAATATTATGAACATATACCATTTATTAAAGATAAGCTTGGCATTAAACCGCCGGTGATGTCCGCCGAATTCGAGGAGACATTGTTCAATTTGTTCATGGAATTACAAGCGCCTTACTCCAAGTTTTGTCCAGACGATCGCGTAAACTTCTTGAATTACTACTACACAGCATACAAGCTATGTGAATTACTTGGAGAAACTCAATACCTAGAACATTTCCCCATGTTGAAAGATAGAGAGAAGCGTATTGACCAGGATAATATTTGGAAGAAAATCTGTCAAGAATTGAATTGGGAGTTTATACCGACTATCTAACTTGACGACGCCGACGCCGAGTCCTACGCATGGTTTTTGAACGTTTGCTGCGTTTGGTTGAATATTTGGCTCTGCTTTTGCGAAGAGTCATTTTTTTGCCTCCATCTTGTTCACTTTCATAATCAGTGTCTTCCTCTATATCGGTATCCCCATCACTCAAATAAAAATTTTTGACATGGGATATAACAGATTCAGGGGTAGTAAAACCTTCTTCAATGACATACAAAAGTCCCCATGCATTTATGCTATCAGGACCATATTTTATTTTTACACGATTCAAAAGTTGAATTTGTTCATTTGTGAAACCGATTCTTCTCAATTGATTTTTTTCTCTATTGTCATATGGGTAATAATCACCACCGCGTTGTTTTTTCATCTTATAAATATAATATATCACATTATTATATTTATTTACACAGGGTACCTGTACATAGTAGAGGGTGGGGCTTATAGACCACCTGGGAATCCAACCAAGTTGGCACCAATACCAAAGCCAGCACCAGAGCGGGCAGTGACACCCATAACTGGAACATAGGTATCCAAAATGCTAAAGGTGGCGGCAGCGGTTAATGCAATCATGGCAATTTCCTCCAAATTCAAGGACTTCTTGGGGATGGCATAGGCGGCCAAGGCAACCATTAAACCCTCAACAAGGTACTTTATAATCCTCTTTACTAACTCGTTAACGTCGAATACGCGATTCATTATACTAAATAGATAGAAAAAAACAAATAAATATATATAATAATTAAATCACTTAAAATTAATATTTATAAATAAAACATAATGAGTCATTCTAAATTTGAGAGAAAATTACAACCCAATGGCAAACCCAATCCCAAGTACATTGATTTACTTGAAGAAGACAAGCCTTTGGCAGGACAAAAGTTTGTGTGTGTTTCTTTTGTATCCCCTGAAAAAATCCTAAAACAGAAGGAATTATTCTTTTTTGAAGAGTTTCTAAAGAAGTGGGAATTTAACAAGTCCATGGAGAAGTTTGTCCAGTTTTTGAATTTTGCCTCTTATAAATACAAGCTTACGTTTGATGATGTCATGAAGGATTTTCAGGACTTTATTACGGAAGAGAAGGACAATATCACAGGTTCATCTATTAGCGATGATTACAAGACATTTGTGGATAAGAACGAGGAAGACCTAGAAAAAGCGTTTAGTATTGCACATAACTTCCAGACGCATACAAGGGGTATTAAGATTCGTGGTTCCTATCCTTCTATTGAAGAGGCAGAGATGCGTTGCAAGATGTTGCGCGAAATTGATCCTCACCATGATGTATATGTTGGACCAGTTGGCATGTGGATGCCTTGGGAGCCGGAGGCCTACAAGACTGGACGTGTGGAATATATGGAGGAGGAGTTGAACAAGTTAATGGGTGAGAAGAGCAAGAATGAAGAGAATGCCAAGAATGCCTTTGAGCAGCGTGTAAAGGAAACAAAGAAGCAAGCAATTCAAGATAATATTAAGAAGGCTGAGAAGAGCGGTAATACCTTGACGCAGACGATTGATGATGCAGGTAATCTTATTGGTGTTGGATTGGCAAATACTCAGGAACAGAACCTTACTGGCAAGGGAGGGGAGATTTCTGTAGCAGACATTCGTAGTGAATTATTTGAAGGGGAGAATATCGTGGTTGGCAAGTCAGATAATGGACAGAGCGAATTAATTAGCGGTCCATTTGCAACCAAGAAGCAGTAATACCTAGCACAAAAAGTAATACTTAGCACAAAAATTATTTATTGATAAATACACTTCATATTTATCAATTTATCATAGACTATCCAAAAGTCTCATTATAATGTCAAACTAATATTCTTGTTTTGAAATGATTCCTTTTTGGCTGCGATAATATTTTCAATAGTTATCAACATCTTATATTGTTCTGTATAAAAATCACCACTATACACACCTCCACCATCAATCAAATTCTGGTTGGTATGCATTGCATATACGATCAAGTCCTCCGTCTCAAATAATACTTCAACAGATGCCTTTTTATGGTCATTCTTAACTACCACAAAATAGATGCCAAAAGAATTGGCGGTTTTTGTTTTTAAATATTCAGTAAATGCGTTAAAATAATTCAATAAGCTGCCATTTGTTACATGGATGTCATAATCATTCACACCCATAATAGGATGTACATACAAATAGAACTTTTGCTGTGATAATGATAATATCTTTTTGAAACGCTGAATACAACGTTGAAAATATTGGTAGTCTTTTGATGTTCGAATATCATGATGAGTCATTGCCAATTTCATGCCGTATGTTCCAATTTTATTTTCTGGCTTATCTGGCAGGTATTCTTCTTCATAATACTTGTTGTATAAAATATTCTCATAGCAAACATGCGTTTTAACATCATCGCACAAATTAAATGTTTCAGTTTTCTGGTCTACATAGTTTTCAACACGCAAGTACTCTTCAAATTCAGTTTCAATGCAATGGACCAAGACGTCCAACTTGGATACAACCCAATCAAATGGATATGTCTCAAACTTTTGTTTCATTTCCTTGATAAGAGATGTGGATGTGCATCGATGTCCAACTGAAAATATAATTGTCTTGTCTGCATATCTCTCATCGCTTAATCCATCGTGTAAGTCGTCAGTCATATTTATAACAACATTAGTAAAAATATTATCACATTTTAACTAATAACTAATAACTAATTTATTCCCTTGAATTTCAAAATTATAGCATCTTTTTTACCAACCAATATCCCACTAAAGCACCTAATATTTCTGCAATATTATATAAAATAAATTCTGTATAACTAATTTGGTTGGCGACAACATAGACAAAAGCAATTGCCGGGTTAAATGCACTACCTGCTATACTATTGCGTAATAAAACCGCAAGTACTAATGCAGCCCCGCTAATAACATAATTACTAGGCACAAACACAATAAATGAAATCAATAGTGTACCCAAAAACTCAACTATATACTTGTTCATCTATTATTACCTTATACAAAATGATTTACCAGGATCGTATTTGTTTTGTTTTGTTTTACCATTTCGTTTTCTTAACACTTATTTTGGGTCCAGCACCCTTTTTCTTACTATTACCAGGGTCATACTTTTCTTCTTCTTCATCGGAATTCATATCCTTGGAAAGTTCCCAGAATTCCTTGGATCCCAACTTGAAATCATTATGAGAATCGGCTTTATACCAAAAGACCTGGTCTTGCAACTTATTCGATTTTGCATTATTGTTGATTACCAAACACTCATAATTTTCGGTGCATTGATCCATCACCTGACAAAAAGATTCAAAGGTGGGGAACATACCTGCATAATTTTCAAAAATACGCTTACGATTTGCAATATAAGGTTCACGCAAAATAAACACATAATCTATATTTGTTCGAAGTGCCGGAGGAATGCCTAAAGGATATTGCATAGTGATAATTAACATGATTTTCCAATGACGCCCATTCATAAATAGTAAACGCATCATTTTATCTCGTGACCAAGTATTGTCATATAAGCAGTCATCCAAAATAACAAATGCACGTGGGTCAATCGTGCTACGCTTAAAGGTTTCCATTTCCTTTTTTATTTGTTTTAGAACAGACCGCTGACGCTTTAAAATATTTTCTACTATAGCAGTATTGTATTCATTGTGAATAAAAAGCTTCGGAACCATTTTACTATAAAATCCGTTGCCTTCTTCTGTGCCCGAAATAACTGTGCCAATAGGGATGTCTTGATGATAATATAGGAGATCACGAACTAAAAAACTTTTACCCGTATCACGACGCCCAATAAGTACCACAACAGGTCCCTTACTTTCATTTGGTTTAAAACTGATACTTTTCATATCAAATCTTTTTAATTCTAATGTCATTTTTGGTATATATAATGTATTTTAGAAAAAGATATATGGATACAACGCAATCAAACTACCAAAGATCAAAGAATAAAAGAAACAATCTATTTGCGTTGATTTGCCTATACCTTTTCTAAATATCAAGTATATGAACGATACGAACAACATGAACAACATGAATAATTTTGTCAACTACAAGAAGCGTAAAAACAATGAATTATTCAAATGTTTAGAAAATTTTGATTTAGTAAAGACACAAAACTACATTCCAATCTATACTAAACACATGTTACTGAATGACACAAATTATAATAGCATTAATTTGAATCATGAGTGGTATATTACAAATGTGTTTAACAATATTGATGGGAAACAAAATTTATACAAATGTAACCTCAAAAATTCCACAGATGACAAGATTAAGGCCAAAACGAAAAATGTGTTTTGTAAAATGGCGCCCTTATTAGACCCCATCAAATTTTTGATTGGTAAATATGATATAACGGACAGCTCTTTGATGAATTTGCCTACTATTAGCTCTACTGCAAATTCGGTGAATTCCAAAATTTTGGACGCTAATAACTCTGCTTATGTTGACAGCTTTTTTTCTTATTTGACCAATCAATTAATGTATACACATGGTTTCATTCATGGCTTGGAATTTTATGGTTCCTTCTTGTCTATAAAGAAAAATTTTAAAATGAATGTCTACGACGATTTAGATTACTTGATTAAATCCGATTTTTTCAACAAGAATAAAAATGTATTGTTTCAGATTGAAGATTATAGTTATCTCTATGAAGACGATACAAGTAAACCAAATATGCCGGCAATTAAGATTCATGTAGACGATAACACGTGTAATTTTCCAATTGAATCAATAGATGATACGATATTTGAGGGTGTGTTTGATTCCTCCTCCACCCAAAACACAGAGAATATATCCATGTTAACAACGGATAACTTGAAAGAAATGAATATGGAGACAATGGCATTGAATGCAAGTAGTTCCAATACGTCTGCTTCTGTAGATTCAGAAGACTCATGTTCTTCTAGAACAAGTCATACTGAGGTAAGTGATCTAAATGAGGGTATGGATGATTCATCTGGAGAATGGACAGATGAAAATGACGAAGTCGAAACATCCGATAACGAATGTATTAACGTTACCTTTTCAGAATATCCTGTGCAAGTTATCTGCCTAGAGCAGTGCCAGGATACATTGGACAATCTAATTTTGAAAACAGACATGGATGAAATCCGTTGGATGTCTGCGCTCATGCAGGTTATCATGACCTTGATCACCTATCAAAAGGTGTTTGCATTTACACATAATGATCTGCATACAAATAACATTATGTATGTGCCAACAGATAAAAAATATATTTATTATTGTTTTAAGAACAAGTATTATCGAGTACCGACATTTGGCAAGATATTCAAAATCATTGATTTTGGCAGAGGTATTTACAAATATAACGGAAAGATCTTATGCAGTGATAGTTTCAATTTTGGAGGCGACGCAGCAACCCAATATAATATTGAGCCGTATTACAATAGTAAGAAACCGCGCCTAGAACCCAATTATAGCTTTGACTTGTGTCGTTTGGCTTGTTCTATTTTTGATTATTTGGTGGATGATATGGATAGTGTCAAGGATTTAAGTAAATGTGATACTATAACTAGGATCATAGTAGAATGGTGTTTAGACGATAATGGACTTAACGTCTTGTACAAAAATAATGGGACCGATAGATATCCTGATTTCAAGTTATACAAGATGATTGCGCGTTGTGTGCACAAACATACCCCTCAAGCACAATTAGAGCGCAAAGAATTTAACGCATTTGTGTTTCCTAAGAAAAATATTCCTGGAAATGAAAAGGTGATTAATATTGACGAATATCCGTCCTATGTTTAAGATACGGAGATGCCTAAATCTGATGTTTAATAGTTGAATAATTATTTTATTTTTCACAAAAATAATTATTTATCTCATATAATATATAATACATTGAAAATGACGTATGGTTTTATAATGACCAGACATGTTAATTCCGAAAAAACAAATAGATACTGGAATCATGCGGTTCGGTGTATACGACGATTTTATCCATTCAGAAAAATAGTCATAATTGATGATAATAGTAATCAAGCGTATATAAAGGCTGATTACAACTATAAAAATATCCAAATCGTAAATTCGGAATATCCTGGTAGAGGAGAGTTGCTGCCATATTACTATTTCCATAAATACAAATACTTTGATAATGCAGTTATTTTACACGATAGTGTTTTTTTCCACAAGCGGATTCACTTTGAATTATTCAAAAAAGAGAGAATTATTCCCTTGTGGCATTTTGATTATAACGAAAATATGGGGAATTGTCTACGTTTAACCGAACATCTTAATAATGCGGATGCGATTCAATTCAAACTATCCGCGGATATTGTAAATATGTTCACATTCAAATCAACAGATATCTGGTATGGTTGTTTCGGGGTACAAAGTTATATTAATCATGCGTTTCTCTCTTCAATAGAAAAGAAGTATAACCTTTTTAAGTTGTTAAAGCACGTTTTAACTAGAACCGATAGATGTTCACTAGAACGTGTTATGGGTGCGATTTTTTATACAGAATCACCAACATTATATAAACATCCTTCTCTCTTGGGAAACATTTGGGGTTATCAGCACTGGGGTTATTCTTTTGATGAATATTTATCAAACTACAAACATATTCGTAAACCCTTGATCAA